ACTAAATTCCATAACTATTATATAAACCATTAAAGTTTTTTTAATATAATAGTTATGGAATTTACATATGATCCAAAAACAGAGAAATTAATAGTAGCACAAGCAACAAGAACCGAATATCATCAATTAGATATTTGGCTTACAAGAAATCCCAAGGGATATCGTTTCACACCTGCATTTAAAGCGGGGTATTGGGATGGTAAAGATTCAGTTTTTAATGGCGGTAAAATAAATCAAGGGCTATGGAAAGAATGTCTTAAAGCATGTCAAATAATAAATGCAAAATTCACTATTACAAATAAGGAAGAATTTCCAATTAATAGAAATGTAACATTTGAAAAAGTACAAGAATTTTGTAAAGATTTTTTTAAAAACCATAAAGTTAAAAAAGACGGCGAATGGATCCCATTTATGCCTTATGATCACCAAATAGAAACCGCATTTAAAATATTAAAGAACCGCTATTGTTTAGCAGAAGTTGCTACGTCAGGTGGTAAATCTTTAATTATTAGTATTGTATATTTTTATACTTTAACACATCTTAATCCGGATGCTAAAATGCTTTTAATAGTTCCGTCAATATCATTAGTTACGCAGTTCTTTGATGATATTATAGATTACAATATTGGTCAAAATAAAGATTTAGATGGAGGTAATCCTAATAAATTAACCTTAAATATCGAAGAAATTATGTCTGATAGACCTAGGAAGCATTCTAATGCCGAAAATCCAAATATTTGTATAGGAACTTATCAATCTTTAATTAATTATCCTAATGATTTTTTCGAACAATTTCATACTGTAGCATGTGATGAAGCACATACCTGTAAAGCAAAATCGTTAAAAACTATTCTAAATAAAACATTTGGACACGCCTATAATAGATATGGCGTATCAGGTACATTTCCAACAGAAGAAACTATGGAAATATTAACCATACAATCTGTTCTTGGTCCAATTATATCTAATGTAGAAGCAAAAACATTAATTGAAAAAGGTATAATTACACAAATGGATATTAAAGTGCTTATGTTAAATCATAATGATAAAGAATTTAATGATAAAGTTGCCTATATTAAAAGAGCGGGTGGTGGTAAAGAAGCTTATCTAATTGAGAAAGAATATATTCATCAATCTGATAAAAGATTAGAGTTTATGAAAAAAATAGTTGAAAAATGTAATAATAATACATTAATCTTATTTCATACAATAGAATATGGACAAAGAATATTAGAAAAAATGTCATCTGAAATAAAAGATAAAGAATTTTATTATATTGATGGTGAAGTTAATGGCAAAAAACGTGAGGAAATAAAGAAAAATATGGAATTAAATGATGGTAAAGTAAAGATACTCGTTGCTTCTTTTGGGACTTTAAGTACAGGCGTTAGCATTAAAAATCTACACAATATTATATTTGCAGATTCTTTCAAATCTGAACAAATAATTATACAAAGTGTGGGTCGAGCATTGAGATTATTTGATGGAAAAAAAACAGCAAATATTTTTGATTTAGTTGATATTTTTGAAAAAGATCCTAATAATATTTTTTACAAGCAATTCTTAGAACGTGAATCCTTCTATGTTAAGAGATCTTATCCTTATAAAATACTTAAAATAAACTTATAAGTGTTCCAAACAAAGCAAGTAGTTTTCGAATATATAATATATGTTAAAAGATAAATTATTAGTAAATGGAAAATTTGATAGTAGGACAAAAGAAGAATATATTAAAAAACATTATCCTTTATATTATCAAGAGATATTAGACTTTGTTATATTATATAAATTTGAAAATTTTGAATGGAAAAGAAAATTATATCATTATATGTATGATATTAAAAATATACCTATATGTGTATGTGGTAATGAAATAAATTTTAGAGGTAGAATAGAAAAAATCTATAACGATTTTTGTTCAACAAAATGTTCAGCTATAAATGTTTCAGTTAAAAGAATGGAAACATTAGAGAAAAATAACATGGAAAAATATGGTGTTAAAAATGTTTTTCAATTAGACTCAGTTAAACAAAAAAGCAAAAATACTTGTTTAGAAAAATATGGTTTCGATAATCAAAACAAATCAGATATAATAAAGAATAAAATAAAGGAAACTAATTTAAAAAAATACGGAAGTGAATATTATATGGGTAGTTTGGATTTTATGGAAAAATCTAAAACAACATGCTTAGAAAAATATGGCAGTACTCATCCTATGAAAAATTTAGATATCAAAGAAAAGTTAAAAAATGTATTTATAAAAAAATATGGCACTAATACTATTTCAGAAAATGATAAATTTAGAAAAGATAATTTTTGTATAGCAAAAAATATAAATTATATTAAATATATTGGAAATCGTATTTCTCTATTTAAATGTGATTTAGGAAAAAACCACGAGTTTGAAATATCTAAAAATATTTATATAACTAGAACAAAAGCCAATAATCCTTTATGCACTATTTGTTATCCTATATCAGAAAATAATTCAATAAAAGAATTAGAACTATTAAGATTTATTCAAGAAAATTATAAAGGTGAAATTTTACCTGGGTGGAGAGGTCAACTAGAAATAGATATTTATTTACCCGAATTAAATATAGGATTCGAATTTAATGGACTTTACTGGCATTCAGAAGAATATAAAAAAAATAATTACCACTTAGATAAAACATTATTTTTTAAAGATAAAGGCATAAAGATTATACACATATGGGAGGATGATTGGGATAACAAGAAAGATATAATAAAAAGCCAAATTATAAATTATTTAGGATTAACAGAAACGAAAATATTCGCTAGAAAATGTCAAATTAGAGAAATTATAGATTCGTCTAATTTTTTAGATACTAATCATATTCAAGGAAATGCTAAATCTGTTATTAAATTAGGGTTATTTTATAATAATGAGTTAGTTTCTGTTATGTCATTTGATAATTTTGAAGGTAGAAAGAAGATGGAACAAAGTGGATGGAATTTAAGCAGATTTTGTAATAAAATAAATTATAATGTTATTGGTGGTGCAAGTAAATTATTAAATTATTTTATTAAAACTTATACCCCATCGAGAATAATTAGTTATGCTGATCGTAGTTGGTCTGAAGGGAATTTGTACTACCAATTAGGATTTAAATTGGTAAACGAAAGTAAACCAGATTATAAATATATCGTTAATAACGTTAGAGAAAATAAAACAAAATATAAAAAATCTAAATTAATTAAAAACGGATTTATAGGCACAGAAAAAGAAATAACAGAAAATCTTGGTTATAAGAGAATATACGATTGTGGTAAAATTAAATTTGAATATATCTTATAAATTATTGAAAATAAATTTATAAAAAAAGACGGTGTTTAACACCGTCTTTTATTATAAATAAAACAAATAGTCAATTATATCTAAGCTCTATCTTTAAGTGACTGTAAATCATCTAATCTTTTTTGATTATCTTCTATTTGTTTTTGCAAATCTTTTATCTTAGCGTTTTCTGTTGATAACTCATTTGTATAAGCGGTTTCTGCTTCAGCGTCTGTCTTTGTTGTATCCACCATATAATTTGTTTTAAATTCTATTTTACCAGCTGGTGTATTTAAGCTATTATATTTTGTATTTAGTTCATTAAGTTGCACAGTTTGTTTTTTCATTTCTACCACTATATTACTTGTACCATTAATTGAACTAGCAAATGCACCTGTTGCTTGCTCTGGATCTCCATTAGCGTTATTTTCTGTATTATTAGTTGTTGTTGCTACTGAACTTATATTAGCTAACTGATCTGTAAAAAGTTTTACAGATTCACCTAATACGACTTTTAATCCTATTAAAATAGCACCAGCTGGTCCAAGTGCAACTAAATCTAAAGCTAATACTGCGGCATCTAAAGCTACAATACATTCAGCCATTACATTTAAAAACTGTAAAAGTGGATTGATAAGATATTTATACAATGCAATTAAAACTTCATCAGGTAATACAAAATGTATTTTTGGAATTGGCGGAACACTTACTTTAACTGGAACTTTTATTGGTGGTGCGCCATTAATAGCAGGCGTTTTTACTTTTGGTGCGGTAACTTCCGCGATCGCACTACCAACAAGTCCAGTAGTAATCTCATTTAGAGATGTTAAAACATGAACTGCAGCCAAGGAATCTTTTAATATTGTATTTAATAGATGTGAGGTATTATGCAATGTTAATGCTATATGTGCGGCACTAAAAGGATTAGCAACAAATAAAGGTGCTGGCGGAATTGCAATTTGTGGAGTGACAACAGCGGTCATACCATTTATAGCTTGTGTAACTGCTTTTGGGACTTTATCAATCATTTGTTTTACACCACTTTCTATTTGTCTTATTTCTCGTCTTATTTCTTTTTTTAAATCATTTATAGTATCTTTAATCATTTGCCTTATATCCATAGGCTCATAATCACCACCATAATATACCATATCTTCTGTCTCGGTTAAATATGCGGTATATCCAGGATTAGGTTGCTTAACGTATTCACCGTCAGTAAAAATATAGATATTATCAGCCTCTAAATCTTGTCCCCATAACATTAAATTTAATTCCCTATCAGTTAATTGTGGATTGGTGTTATATGATAATATTTTTTTAGCAACTTGCCTATGCGATAGCATATTTAGATCCATAAACTTTAATAAACCAACAACTTCACCATCAAATATATTGACTATTTTATCAAGAGCCATAGTTTTTAAAATAGCATCTGTATTCTTATCTGCTAAATCAGTTTGTTTTTTAAGTTCTTTTTTAGATTTTTCTGACATAATTTAATTAAGTTTGATTATATATTTTAAACATATGTACCTCCTGAACTCTTGATATTATTAATATCTGCTTGTGTGAAATCTCCTTGATATGCTTTGGATATTGGATTTTCAGTTAAAGGATTTTTCGTTTTGTATTCAGGATGATATTCCCAATGCCACCATTCATCTGTTCCAGAATTATCTCTTAATTTAGCTGGATTAACCCATCCATATCTCCAACCATTATTTAAAAACCAAATATAATTTGGATGTTTATAACCAGAAGGTCTTTTATTATTATCTTTAAACATAATAGTTCTTACACCCCAATACATATCGACAGCAATTCCCCATCCATGATTAGATTTACCAGGAGTTGCAGCTCTACCAGCACCGTATTTAGAATACAATGCTTGTTGCCTCACATAACTTCTATAACCGTCAGTAAATACAATTTTTTGTTTACCAGTAAATGTGGCGGCATTAAAAGCTGCTAACATCAAATCTAATGCATCAGAAGCCTCTGATAATAAATACGAAGAATCACCATCTAAATTTTTAGATAGATTACGATTTAGTTTCATTTTAGTAATAGGTATTTGACCATTACTAAAACCATTTACGCCGGATATAGTCTGCGGTGAACCAGTTTGCTGCTCAGTAGCAGCCTCACTTGTTATAGTGTTAGCAAAATTATCATTAGGTACAGAATTACCTTTAGTAACTGGTCTACCAGTTTCAGGTCTAACCGTTGGTGTATAAGGAGGATTAGAAATAGATGTTAAATCATTTGAAACTGTTGTTGATTTCCAATTATCACCTTGTTGATTAATATATTCTCTAGATTGTTCCAAAACTTCATCATTATTAACTAACCAAACATTATTTGATAAAAACTTTGGTGTTCTAGAAGATTTATACTCAACCAATATATCTATCAAGGCAGGTGTGCAACTAACAGGTGAACTACCTGATACAAGTGCAGTATTTGATTTTAAACAATCAATTAGCTTGTCTAACCATTCCATATATGCTGTTCCAAGAATTGCTGCTTGTGCCGCATCTGGTGAGCCTATATTTACTTTTGAATCATTATCTCTTGCATTAAGATTTATATTACCATTTGAATCTAAGTTAATGTTTGAATACTCATGATCTATTTTTAAACCTTCGCTAGTAGTTCTATAAACCTGTGTTGATTGATCAAAATGAATAGCTTTAAAACTCGCATAATCATCATCTGATAATGAATTTAATTTGGTTTCTAAATTTATATTATAATGTTCGGCGTAAATAAATTCAGGTTTATAAATAGTGCCACTATTAAATATAACACCAACTACTTTACCAACTTCGGGAGCATTAAAAGTATTTCCATTAACATCTTTATAAGGCATAGCCCATGGTATATCAGCGGTAGGTATGTTATCAAAAATAGTTTGAACTCTAACTTTAACTCTACCTAAATGTTTTGGGTCTTTATTATCCTCAACAACACCAACATATAAATCATTACCTATTCTTGTTATCATCTATTATCTTATTAAGTGATTTTTTATCCAATCAGCTAAATCATATTGCCAGCCGTCTGCCCCAAATTCTTCATTATAAGAACCAAGAACTCTAGTAGTTGGTGTTACGAAATTATTCAATGAACTTTCAGCTTCATTTGTTGTCCAATCTTTCAAATCATATTCCCAACCATCTGGTCCAAAAGTTTCATTATAATGTCCAAGAATTTTAGTAGTTGGCGTTATTTGTTTTATTCTGTTAGTAGGTAAGTTAGCATATATCCAACCATCAGTAGCAAATTTACCACTATAGTTTCCAAAAGTGGTAGTACTGAGTGCTACTTCAAATGGTTGATGATTAAGTAAATAAGCAGAGGTGCTATATTGGAAACCATCACTTACACTACCATTTCTATCAGTTAAAGAAGCAAAATTATAATTACCTTCAATTTTAGTAGTTATATTACTACCAGCATTACCCAAAGCTGCACTTAAAGTATTATTAAAACTATTTAAAGTCTTATTCAAATAATAAGCAGCTTTGTTATAAGTATAACCGTCATCTGTAAATCCAGATAATATACTACCAAGTAATATACCACCTAAATTAGAAAGAGACATACCATATTGAGCTGATAGATTATCAAGAGTTTTTTTAAGTAATTTATCTCTTAAATTGACTTTTATACCTGAATTTGAACCATAATGGATAGATTGAAGTGGATTTAAGTCATATGTAGCTACATTAGCAGTAATTGTAGAACCAATAGTCGCATTTTGTGTCTCAGCGGAATCTACATAGGTTAAGTCATATACTCTTGTAGAATTGCTTGTTAAATTAAAAGATCCATTATTTAAAAATGCGCTATCTTTAATTTGTGAAACAATTGCATTATTAAAATCATAAGTTTTTAGCCACTCAAATTTTAAAGTAGAAAATTTAAAATTTATCTTCAAGTCAAATCCAGCTGATATATCCAATGCTGACATATCAATAGCATCATCATGTGATAATTTTTCAAAGAAAAATTGGCACTCATATACTTTATAAACATATCTAGATATTAAATCTGCATATTCAATAATATTTCCATTATCATTGTAAAGTCTGGTATATTTTCTTGCTTCGGTAACAACTATATCCATATCAAACCTTAATAGATTATCAGGAAACATTTTTTTACCATTAATTCTTGACCAAGTCAATATTCTATAAATAGAAGCTAAATAACCCATATTTATATTAACATCTTCATTTAATGTTAATGTTAAATAATCATTGCCATAATCAACAAATTGTTTTGGTTTATCCGAATTAATAGTTTCAGATAAAGAATCTAAACCACTAATTTTTTTCAAATAATATGTCCTAGCTAAACGTTGATTATTATAACCAAGTGAACCAGGTGAGTCTACTTTAAAAAATTTAAATAATTGTTCTTTAAATTGTTTAACTAAATCCATTCTAGAGCCTAATTCAACATAACTTTTTCCAAACATATCAATAAACTCTTCTATACCACCATTAAATAAAGGCGATGTTGCGTAATTTATTATAATATCATATCCAAAACTAACAGGATCCTCATTATCACTAGGTGTGTTTTGAAAGTTAGATAGTGATCTATAAGGATATGATGCATTGCTATCCTCTAAAAAGTGTCTAAATAACCATTCGTTTAAATTATCACGATTTAAATAATCATTATGAATATCTTTTAAAATAGACTTTATACCGCTACCAGTGCCATCACTAGTTAACTTACCAATTAATTCACTAACACTTACATCAAGTGGTTGAAGCATTAATCCAGTGTATTGTGTTCCACCTAAATTGAGTTCACTATCAAATTGATTTGTAAAATAATTTTTATTACTGACACCAAATGCAGCATCGATAGTACTAGTTAGAGAATTAGATAATGTATTTAGTAAGCTCATAAATTATATATTAAACAATTGGTTGTTTAAATGAAATATTTTCTCATCTCATTCCAATTATTGATTTTATCTTTATAACCATTATATCCATTTATTGCTAAACAAATAGGTGTAAAGTTACTCAGATTATTATTATTTATAGTTTTAGAAAAATTATCGTCTAATTTATAACCATAACCAAGTTCGGCAGCACTCGAATCTTTATTAGGTACAGTATAGAGTCCATAAGTAGTAGATTGATTAATATCCATTTTGTCCGCGTAATCATTTAAATTACCCCAAGTGGAAAGTTTTAAATAATAAATTAAACTAACCTCTATACAATTATTTAACTGCTCCACCGTATCACTACCTAAAATATGCGTTTTATTGTCCGCAGCCACTAAATTTGGATTATTAACAAAATCTTTATTCATCAATTGTCCGGCAGTTGTATATTTATTTTTTCCTAAAATTTTAATTAAGCCTCTACCAATATATTTTGGCCCATCTCCATCTACATTTCCTAAATCTGCTCTATTATTATATTGTATACCAGAAGTTATCTCTTCGACTTCTTGTAAAAAGTTAGATTCTATATTTACTTGTGATAAAAAAGTAACAATACGAACTGGAGTATCCATTTGATACCTCTTTAATAAAGCAACCATAGATTCATACATCAATTCAATAACTTTTGGATTAATTTTTCCATTATAAATTAATCTCCATATTTGTTTACTTAAAATAAAATTATCAGGTGGAGCAGTAGCAACACTTGTAACACTTGAAGTACCAGGAATTGGTGGATTACTACGCTCTACTAACATAACTTGATCTGTGTTAGTAACAGTGTTTGGTAAATCTGGATGATTTATTGGTGGTTCATTTTCCAATTCATCTGGTGATAATTCCAATTCTCTTTTAATTAGTTTAATTTTTTGAACATATCTACGTTCAGAGTATTCAAAAGATATATCAACAATTAACCAATCACCAGTTAACCGATTATTAATTAAATCAGATGATGGAGTTGAAGTTTGATTTGATACAAATACTTTTATTTTTTGATATCTATAAACAGCATAATTTGGATTTCGCATAGTGATTTCCAATACTATTTTTTGCATATCAAAAAGGTTTTTATCATTTTGAATCGTAGCAAAGTTATAATTATTATGGCAATTATCCGAATCAAATTTACCTAAATAATAATAATTAGTATTTAAATCATAGAATCCATCATCTTGTGGTTGTGATTTTAAAATTATTTTATCTTGATTTTTATCTGTTATAGAATGCACATCAAAAACTAAAAAATCTTTTTTTAGTTCATCATAGTATTTTACCGTATTTTTATATCCAGATTGCAATGATATATTAGTTGAATTATTTATTATTTTATAAGCTTGGAAATAATTATTATTATCAAACATAGAATAATCATTTGTTAATAACAAACTTTGTACACTTTCCGTACTTATTGTTTTCATTGCTTCACCTAATGATTTATCAGTAACTCCCAATTGATCATCAATATTTCTATCTAATTCTTTTGCAATATCCACATAGTTAAGATTATAATAATAATCTATAAAATATGTTAAAAACGATGAATCTGATTTATAAGCTGCCTCAACTATCTCGTCAATAAAATCATAAACATAATTACCACAATTTATCCAAGTCATTGCATCATCGGTATTATCAATATTAGTATTAAATCCAAGACCACATTCTTTACATATTTTCTGTAACGCTTCATAAGAAGTCATATTAGAATAAGAGCTATACTGACTTACAAGTAATGGACTAACATCTAAAACACCACTTATATTATATACACCACCATCTACCGAAAAATTAATTATTTTAAATTGTATTAAAATTTCTTTTAGTTGATCTGATTTTGGATTAATAAATACTTTAATTTTAGAATCATCTAAAGGCATGCCTTTATCTTTCATCAAATTTAAAGTATCATAGAAAGATATACTCAAATACGGCATACCGCCCTTATAATATAACCTAAAAGTACTAATATTTTGAACATCTATTTGATAAGAACCATAATAAATAAAGGGTATATTACCTAAATTGCTAGCCACTTCCTGTTTATAAGGCGTAGGGTCAGTATTTAAAATAGGAGTTGAATTTTGATTTGGATCCATATAAAATATATTTTATTATATATAAATTGTATACCTTTTTATCAAGACATATCAAAAGATATTGGACTTGGTTTTATTGTAGGTCCAAAAATATTAGTCATTGAAGACACTTGACCTGTAGTTGCTATTTGGGTAGTTGGGTCTTGCCCAGTTCTCTCTAATCTACTTGTTTCTTGTGTTGGTATAGTAGTAGTTGCCACAAGTGGTGTCATTGGTGTTGAGTTAGGACCATAACCATTTATTAAATTAAGTTGTACTATAACACGTTCATAAAAAAGTTTCGCATAAGCACCTTTACTACCAGAACCAGATACTTTACCACCCATATTTAATATACGACTTTGCAAAGCAGAAGGTGATGAAGAAGCATTTATTTCATTATAATTACCACTATTTTTGTTATGAGTATATACAGCATAGTTAGCCACTGTATAATTTGTTCTCAAAAACAAAGTGTCCCATTGAGCATTTGTTGACATGGTTAAAATTTTATCCTCATTATTACCATATGCTTTCCATTGTTTTTGAATTTCTAAAATAGAATTATCATTACCTGTATAACTTAAAATAAATTTAATTAAACCTTTATAATTTGGTCTACTTGTAGTTTGTATCAATCCTCTACCTCTAAATTTAAAGAAGTCTGCTTCAATTAAAAATCCATTTGATTTGCCATTAGAAGAAGTTTCATCTTCTAAATTTAGTCCAGAAAATCCTAATGGGAAAGTATTTGTTTGCCAACTTGTATTAGTAGTATTTTTTAAAATATTTGCCAATCCTTTAGTGCCATGTGCTACAATATAATCACTATCATGAAAACACTTATACGCAGAATAATTACCAGAAAGTGTATTATATGATCTTTTAGAACCACTATTTGTTCCATATTCATAAACAATGCCTGGACTAACTTTATTACTTGAGCTATTTATAGTCTCAGAGACAGGCTTAAAAGAACCACCAGTTTCATTTGTCATTATTGAATTCATGCAAATAAATTCAACTAAATTAATAGAATTTCTACCAAAAATTAAAGGCAAATTTGACCAAATAATTTCCCAAGTTGTCTTATTAATAGAGTAATCTTTAGATTTACCATTTTCATTTTTTTGCCAAGGTGAGGTTTTTGATATATTACTATTAAACCACTCAGCAAATCCAGCAAATCCAAATTTACGAAAAAAATTATCTATATCTACATTTGAAGTAAATGTCTGTGAATTAAAATTACCATATTGTGAATTATCTTGACTCATTTATTATTTCATTCATTTTTTCTAATATATCTTCATTATATTTTATAATATAAAGTGGTAAAATTTATGTGTTTCCTCCTAAAACTATTTTATTACCTACTATTTTAACGGCATTTTTTGGTGTTTGTAAGAATGTTGGTGGTAAAGCTAAATTATTACCAACATAATCATTTCTATTTGGATCTTGTTGTGAAATTTTATTTGCATTAAGATAAGTATTTCTAACTGCTTTTGCGGTAGTTTCGTCTAAATGGAAATAACTTATTTGTTCTTGACTTACATATAGTATGATGTCATTTTCCATTATATTTAATGGATTATCAATATCATTTAGGTCTAATAAAAAATCACAATAATCAATAGTGCCATAAATATCATTACAAATAGAATCAATTCTCATTTGATGATATCCATTAACAGTATATTGGTACATTGTAAATCCACTATAATATTTATATGTAGCATCAAAGAAATTATATAAATTGCTTTGTGCTATATCTTTTTTTAAATTGCTAATATCATATAACTCCATAATAATTTATATATTAATTATACTAGTAGTCTCTTATAATTTGACTGTGGCTAAATTTAGATAAATTACCTAAAACATCGTCTAGTAATTCTTGATCTTTTCTAAATTCGTTATAGAAAACAAGTACATTAAATTCATTTTCTTCTCCAAGAATTTTTTTAATATTTAATAATTTATCAATTGAAAATTCCGAATCAAAATCAGGAATATAATAAATATCTTTTTTCTTTTCCATAGCTTGTTGAATCTTTTGAAAAATTAAAATCTTTAAATAAGTTCTCTCCTTATCTAATTCAATTTCCTCTTCTTCTTGGATTTTTTTTAAGTCAATGATATATTTATTTTTGATATGATTAACCTTTATCATTTTATCAAGTTTTTTCCTTGATTTTACATATACACAGAAAAATTTCATTAAGTTTAATTTTTCAGTATATATTAGATGGTATTTCCTCTCCTACAAACCATATATTTATTAATATATAAAGAAAAAGTTTATCAATGGCTTCTAATCTCGGACTATTACAAACACAATCTCCATTAAATTTTACATCAAATACTAATGATACTGATACAAAAACTGTTGGTGGATATGGTGTCATAGACACTAATACAAATAATCTAAAATCTTTATTCGGAAAACATAGTTTTACACCATTTCCTGGTTCACCAAATGAAAGTGGCTATCCAGACAATAATAAATATAATAATAGAAATACAGATGAAAATAATGATACATCAACAAGTTCTATTATCAACTTTACTAAACAAAAGGGTAATTCTGCTTTAGCACTGGATTATGCACATTTTGCTTATTTAAAAAATCTTGGAGTATATCCAAACAATAGACTAATTATAGCTAGACGTTTTGCTAGTCCTGTTGGTAATGACTTGATCGCCATGGGAGCCAACGGAAGAGATTCTAATAATCCACTATCAACATTAATATCTTGGATGCCAGAAGGTGAAGATTTATTAGATATAAATTTTGGAGAAGTGTGGGATAGTGCACAAAGTTCTTTTAGCACACTTTTAAATAGTATAGGTAAAGATATGACTCTAAGTAGCGACAATGCAAGCGGTATGTCAAATCTAGGTGGAGCAGCGGGTTCAGCTATGAATGCTGTACCTTTACCAGGTTTAACCGAAGCGATTCAAAGAAAGATGATAGTAAAATTAGGATTAGCTAAAGATGATAAAAGTGCAATTTTACCAGTAGGTGATCCAAATTTAATAAAGCAAGCAAAACAAAGACATATTGTAGGTAAAGATGAAGCTGGTAGTGGTCTAAAATGTGACTTTAAAATTAAAATGTCTGTTGAGTATGAACAAAAATATATAGATGGTATAGATCCAACTTTAGTTTATATGGATATAATAGCTAATGCTCTGAGCTTTGGAACATCTAATGCTAGATTTTTATTCAATTCTAATTTTGCTACAAAAACAAGTAGTTTAATAAAAGATTTAATTAGTGGAGATCTAAGTGCTGTTGGTAGAGTATTAACAATTGTAGTTAAACAATTTGCTGAAGTTGTTATAGGTTATGCGAAACAATTAAAAGATGCATTAAAAGGATTTGTAAACAAAGCTACCAAAGTAGCCACTGCAGCCACTGAAGCAGAAAAAACTGCCGCTGATGATAGTTTAAAAAAAGCAGCACAAAAAGCAATCGACACGGCATTCAAATTCAGTGTTGGTGCTGTTATAGGTAAATATAAAGTAGCATTATTAGGTGTTGTCAACGCATTAACTGGTTCTCCTTCTGGATATTGGCACGTGACAATAGGTAATCCAAAAAGACCAGTTTTTAGCTCAGGTGATATGATAGTTGAAGATGTGCAATTAAAACTTGGACCAATATTATCTTGGAATGATTTACCATCTAGTATAAAAATAGACTTTACACTCTCAAATGCAAGAGCATTAGGTGCAGATGAAATATATGCTAGATTCAATAGTAGCATGGCAAGAAATTATACAAGAGATCCAGATGTTAATCAAGCGAATGACGCCACATTAGGTATAACAAGTGATGAAGTTGAAAAAAAACCTGTTGAAAAAACACCTAATGGTCCCGCTCCATTAGCTCCTGCCCAAACAAATGCATTTCCAAATAGACCAGGTTATCCAGGATACAACCCAAATTTACCCAATAGTTAAAGAGTTGCTACCATAAAGTTTTATATCTTCTGTCTCAATTATTTTTTCACCATCTAATTTAGACTTTAGTATATTTATATATTCAGATGCAAAGAATACCATTAAGTCTTCTGCTGTATTAATATACTTGTATGATAATGAACCATCTTCTTTATAATAAGGTATTGTTGTATTACCATAATACTTATTAATAGCATCTCTTCTTTCGTCTAAGAAGTTTAAACCTTGTATATTTGTAATACTAGGATGTCCACCTGACATTATTTCAAGTATATTTAAACCAGGTATTTTAAAATTAGCAATTTCTTGCTTTTCATCAAATGTCCAGTTACTCCATAACTTATCCATTGTATTTTTAAGGAATTGAACATCTGAATTTTGCATATCTGTTACATCTAATTTAGCAACAGTTTTCAAATCTCCTGATTTACGATTTGGTTGATACCATATTTCTTCACCGTAGAACGTAACTAAATCATTCCATTTAAAACCGATTGGGCTAAAATTAGCATACTTCTGCTTTAATTTATATGATTCAGCTTCTGCAATTTTCTTAATTGCGGTTATAGGTATTCTAAAATTAGATAAAGCTTCTTTATGTTTTGAAAACAATTCTTTAGTTAAAGAACCTAAATGTATATTTTCTATTTTTTCATTTTTAAATGGATTACCCGATATCTGTATCAAACCCATTTTATAAATAGTACAAACCCAATTAGATTTTGGGAAGTTTCTAAATACTACATATCTATCATATGAACCTGTTTTAAACGTTTCGCCAATGTCAAATTGTTTGATGATTTTATATTTATCATCATATTCTAATTCTTTATTCTTAACAATGTCTTTACCTACTTTAACAAACTCTTTTCTAGATAAAACATAATTATGTAAATTCTCATTTATCTCTGTTTGAGTTGGTAATTTCACCGGGTTATGATATGACTTTAAATCCATATTCCACTCATAAGAGATAGCGTTATTAATATAATGCATCAAATTAATATAAAGAGAATATAAACTTGGTTTGGAATCGGTTACTAAACACTCTAATAAGTTTCTATTATGATGATGTGTTTTACCGTCTAAACTATCTACCTTAATTCTTTTATTCTTTAAAGCTAATAACAATCTATTAACTACTAATCCTAGAAAGAACCTATTAGTTTCTGGCTCAGCATTTTTATTTAAATTAAAAATAGCTTTTTGTATTTGTTCAGGAGTAATACTATATTTAGCATAATCAGCGGAGTCAACCGTTTTAATTAATTCAATATCTAAATCTGTAAATACATCAGTAGAATTAATTTCTCCTGAAATGGTTTCAACATTTGAACGAGATTTCTTAAAATTAGTTGACATATTAGAATTAGCACCTGCCTGCTTATCATGGTGGTCTGTTGCTATAATAAACATGTCTTTCACATGTGCAAAATCAACAATAACAGGCAATCTACCTTCTTTTGTATTCTTAACGTTAAATTCTAATGAACCATATTGTATAATATGTGATTCAACTACTTTAATACCATGTGATTCTAAGTAGTTTTTCATGGCTAAATGCGAGCATACACCATCTAAATCTTGATGGAAATATATTTCAGCTTCTTTGTATTTATTAGCAATTTGCTTAATGTTTCTTATTCCTGACATTAATTTTTCGTTTGTTTCAACAAAGATACTTATATTTATTGAATTTACAAAATATTTTTAATTTTTGTCTTTAATTTTGTCTAAAATAATTTTACGATAATTAGTTGAGCTTCTCATCCCAACCCATTTACCCAGTACCGCACCTAAAATATAAACTACACCAACAAGCCAATTACCACCTAGTAGCATAGATAAAGAGTAATATGTAGAAGCTAATACTATTAAATTCATTAAAATAGTATTTAACATTAGCTTTAATACTTTATTCTCATAAGTTAATCTAATTTCTTGAATCCTTAAAAGATTATAAAGAAATTGCAAAAAGAAAACGATAATATATTTATAAATAAGTTCCATTACATTCTTGGGAGTGGGTAATATATTTTAAGAATATCTTTCAATTCATCTCTATTACTTGAATTAGCATATACATTATACAAATTAACTTTATTAGTAAATGATTTAACAACTCTTTTCATCCTTTCAGGATCAATTTTCATAAATAACTTCGGCACATATGAATAACCAAGAGCCGATCTCAATTCTTGATTCGTCATGTCATCAAATACTTTCTTACCTATAAGTTTAACCATTTCAACTGGATTTTGTGAATATTGTATTAATCCTTTTTTTTCACTATCAGTAATAATATTTAAAAACTCAGTTCCTTTTTGACCTAAAAGAGTTATTACTTCTTGTGGATTTCTACTTCTTCCTAATACTGATTCTATAATTTGCCTATTAGCAATTTTAATAAACTTTGGATTTTGAAAAAACATTTTAATTATTGTATCAGTATATTCATCATCACGATCTATTATATGACTCATCCCATAACTTAAACCACCACCATACTGTGATTTCCAATCAAATATACCAGCAGCACCCGCACTCTCATCATCGTATATTTCCGAAAAATATACCTTATCAATTAATTTATTTACATACCATATTTGATTAGTATGTGAAAGTTCTTTAAAACTATCTATATCAAGATTCAAATTAGAATCGTCAGCTTGAAGATATCTTAATTTGTCCTCTTCAGATAACTGATTATAATCTCGGTCTAAAATAGGATCATAATCTAATTCATGTGCTTCTTGAGCGTCTTCAAATATATCCTTATATCTTTTTAAATGTTTCATATAATGTTAAATCCAGGGTTTAAATACCAATCACTAGCAAACTTAATCATTTCTGGTGTGGTTAAATCTATTTTATTCACCAATGTAACATCATTTTGATTAAATACATAAAGAGAATAAATACTTGGTCTTTCTCTTAATTTCAAAGCTTTAAATCCTAATGCTATAAATAAATCTTCAATATCTTCATATTCAGGACAATCCATATTACCAAGTGATGACCAATCTAATTCATCCTCGGAGTTTCTAATAACACTTTCAAAAGATTCTTTAGTTAAATTATTTCTTAATAAATTTCTGTGAGCAGGATTTGATATGGTAAAAATTTCGGTTTCTGGGAAATTTAAAGTAAATGCCCATAATTCTTTATGATCCGAAAATGATATACCAAATCCCATATTATCTGTTAAATAGATATAATTACCACTATAAGGACGTCTTTCCGAGTCTCTACCATGATAATAAATCTTTTTATTACTTTCAAATAATCTATAAGGGGTTAAATGCTTCATATTAAAAATCTTCGTCTAATGTTAAATTGGTTTGTGGTTTATCTAAATTTTCAAATAAATCTTTTGATTCTTTTAAAAATCTTTCTAAACCAAAATGTTTTGTTCTTAATCTTAATAATTCATCATATGTCATCCAACGAGCTTCATCATTTTCCCAATTTAAAATTGGTCTAAACTCATCATTAACTATTCCTATAAAATTATGATACTCAAAACTTCTTTCTCTAAATATAAATCCTTTAATTAAATTAACTTCTCCATTATATCCAGTTTCTTCTTCAAATTCTCTTTTAGCAGCTATTTCAATAGATTCATCAACACCTTCGTCGATATCTAACTTACCACCAAACCCACCCCACGTTAAACCTTCCATAACATACTTTGATCTTAGACCTATAAGAAATCTTTTTGATGTTTCACAAAAAGGAACTATACCAGCTCCAATTGTTCCCCAGCGTATATTTTCAAATGTTAATAGATATTTCATTATTTAAATCCTTTTTTATCTGATTTTTTATCATCTTCACCAAATTTAGTATCAAAGAAATTATCACCATCAGTCACTATTTTAGTAGTAGAACTTATATTAGCAAATTGACCCAATTTACCACTTCTAAATACACCACCTTGCATATTACCATTAAAATATCCATTCATAAAGAAAGAATCTTTTACTTCGGAATTATCTACAACAGAGTTTAATATCTTTGAATTAATTATATCACCACCATTTACTTGACATTTTATTAATTGAGAATCATTTACTTTACTATTAACTATTCTACAATTATCAAATATACCTTCTACTACACAATTTATAAAGTCAAAGTTATTAACATTCATTACACCTTTAACATTAGCATCAACTACTTCTATTCTTTGCTCACCAGTTAACCAGTTTAATATACAATCTTTTAAACTATCAATACTTTCAATTAAAGTATATAACTTACTATACACTCTATTATAGTAAGCATTAACAACGTTATAATCGGAAACTTGATCAACTTGTAATGTTATACTTGGGAAAGCTATAAGGAAATTATCATAATTTGAAAATGATTTGAAATTAGAAATGTTCTTATCTAAATGCTTCTCCAATTCTTTTACCTCTGTTGGTGAAAATCCCTTATTAATAGAATCACTTACATTTAAAATAAATTTATCTAAGAAGTAAATTAAATCACCTATATTCTTTTCATAATCTTTACCACCAATATATCTAAATTCTAATCTTTGTTCACCTAACTCTTTATTCATATGCAAAAGATTTATACCATAATACTTATCCTCTGGAACTCTTATATTATTTTTCACAACATCAATTGGAATATTATTAAAATCATATTCTTTAAATGGTATAATTCTTTTTATAGATTT